CCCCTTCCTTATAGCGGATAATGCCCAGACCCTGTTGCCAGTCCTCAATACAGGTAATCGGGCGACCATCTAGGTCGGTACCACCCTTGGTGGACGGAACCATGCCGTCTACACGGGCAAGACACCCAAAAGAGATAGCCGCAATGGTCTTGGCACCATCCCAGTCGTTACGGGTGCGCTCTGCCCATTCACGGCGGTGGATGTGTCCGTAGATGACAGACGCCTTCTCTGTTGATAGGTACTTGTGGGCAGTGGAGCCGTTGGAGGCAACCTTGGTGCCATGAATAATTTTGACACGGTTGTTCAACCAGAACTGGCTTGCTGGATACCCTGGCAAATACTCAACACCAAACTCGTCAAAACGACAGAGGAATGGGATAGAGATGACAGGCCATGAGTCTGGTGTGTTGCCACGCTTAATACCAAACGATGCCTTGGCGTTATCAAGGATGTAGTTGGTAAGGCGAGCCTCGTGGTTACCCTCCAACCAAATGATGCGAGCCTGTGGAGCCGCATCACGGATACGAGCACACAGTGTTGTAAGGAAGTCAATTGTTGCCTGTGTCGTCAACGCAAACGCAGGAGTCAATCGGTACTTACCAAACTCAGGGAAGTCGGCGTTGTCACCGTTAAGTGCAACTACATCTGGCTTCTCTGTCTTGATAACAGTGAGTGCATAGTCAATTGCAACAGGGTCATGTGTGCTGACGAGTGAACCATCGTTTGCTCTAAAGAAACCAGCCTGGATGTCTGGAAGAACAACACATGTCTTCCAATCAGATGTTGATGACTTAACAGTTGTCTTTGGAAGTTTGATTGCAGGACCTTGATTAACAGGATTCCATTCAGGACCATCTGCCCACTTTGGTGAAAATTGAATTGCAGAAAGGTCATGAATCTGTGCTTCACCATCTTGGTCTTTTGTCAAAGACTGATAGAGAGAGACCCGTTTTACTGAACCAATTTCATTAATGTCAATGTTCTGGCGCTCAAGAACTTCAAGAAGTTTTCCTAGTGCTTTTGCATTGTTTGATGGTGTGTTGAGGTCATTCGCCAATTCGCTCACAAGGGCACTCCTTATTTACATGTCGTTGTACTGTTGAAACACTGATGTTGTGCCCGTTTCTACGGAGCATCTTTGTCAGCCATGTTGCGCTGTAGGCTTTTGAACGACCTTGTCCTCGGTCATTACGAATGCGTTCAACTGCATTCTCCAAACTTACTCGGTCTTCTTCATCAAGACCATCGCTAATGATTTTTATCTTACATGCACCAGTTACAAAACTTGGTGGTGGTGCCTGAAGGTCCGCACTCAGCGAACTCTTCTTGGTCTTTTCTACCATTCAGAAATCTCCTCACGATGAGGTTAAAAACCTCGTCATGAAGGTTATCACGAACTAATGCGTGACGGAAGGACTATTTCTTTTTAAGATGCCAATCAATGTGGTCATCTAGACGCTCGCCCACCTTGTCAACAGAATTTTGGACTTTGTCCAACCTTTTCATGACCTGACCATGGTCTTCACTGTTGGCTTGCTTCATTGATTTAAATTCTTTGATTGCCAATCCCAACAATCCTCCGACTGTGGTGATTGAGGCAACAATGATAGTGGCGAGTGCTGGGTCCATAATTATCTTGAATAATAGTCGTCAAACTGACCTGTTTGTTTTAAGTAATCATCAAAATTACGACCACCGCTCATGGGGTTCATTCGTTTCCATGTAGTCCATACCCGTGCCTGTAGTTCTGGTGGGGCTACACCAATGTGTTGAGATGCACCATGGTAGGCTTGAGCAAACAAATTGTAACGACCAACAGTCCCTAATCCAGTGCTATCTGAAGGTGTCCTTGATGCAACTGCGGCATTGTGTGCGTGTGTGTCAATTGTCACAAAATCAGGATTTGATGGGTCATGGATGTTTTCCATAAAACTATGAGTTTTAAGACCTTTTTCAAATACTGGTCGTGATTCAGGCTCCTTAAAACCACCACCTTTAAATGTGCCACGCATAATGATGTTGAATCTTCCATCACCAGCGCCACCCATTTGTGCGTGATTTAAAATAGCATGAGCCTTACGAATTCTTGGGTCAGTAGAAAATTCAGGATTAGCACCAATGTGTTCTTCACCCCATCCAGCCATCTCAGAAGTAGGGCGACCATGACGAGCAATATCATGTGCTTTAATTAAATTTTGTTCCCACTCAGTTTGTGGACTTAATGATGAAATAAGGGCACTAGCAACACGATGGTCAGAGCCAAGCATAGAACTTAATCTACGAGCGTGTTCATGACCTGTTGGGTACCAATTTTCCCCAGCCTCAATATCTTCGTCTGTTGCAAAACCACCTTGAGATGTAGGTGTGGCAAGTCGTACAAGATTTCTGGTCATATGACTGACCATTCGTGTGGCCGTTCCTTGACTAATGCTTCCACGACTTCCAGGAAGTGGAATCATTCCACCAGCGGTATGTGAGACAGGGACATATAACCCTTGTTCTCCAAATGGGTGTTCTTTAGCCATCAGTAATTACCGCCTGCGTCAATGTTCTCTTTGTTCATTTTACGATAAGCGGCTGTTCCACGCTTACGCTGGCGTCCTGTTTCCATTGGGCGAGAAGGACGGCGCACAGGTGTTGGCTTCTTGTCAATGTCAAGATGACCTGGCTTAAAGTTATCTAATGGGTCTGTGAATGGGATTCCAACGCCAGACATGTGGCGCTGTACATCAATACCACCACGAGGACCCATAGGTGTAGGGACATAAGGGTTTGGATAATCGGTACCAAAATCAGGACGCTTATAGAACTGCTCACTAAACAATGAGCGTTTAATCGCCCGCATAGCGGGAGAGAAGTTATAAGCAACCATTGCTCCCCCGTATACAGGAGCAATAGGCATGTCTGCCGTAGAGGTAGGTCCGCTACTGTCCTGTGCGGGAGCGCCAGCGTCTGCGCCCTCCATGGCTATCAGTCGTAAACGACAGTTGGGTTCGGACGGTTCATGTGGCCACCCGTGTTGTACTCATACTCAAAGTATGGCATTGCATCACCAGCAACTGAACCCTGAACGAACTCGCTAAGAACTGTAGGAGCCTCAATCCAAGATGCGGCACCAACATGTGCACGCTCTGCCATGGTCTGTTCTGGGTGCTTGTAGAACATCTCTGGGTTGTTGTGGTTCATACGCATTGGTGATGGAGCGGTGTCCATGTATGCACCCTGAGCGAAGTCCATTGGCACATCGGTGTCGGTAGCGACTCCCTCTTCAAAGCGAAGAGGTCCTTTGTTCATTGGGATGCTTGGCGCAAAAGTACGCTCAAACACTGGGCTGTGCTTCTCAGGAAACATGGGTGCTGGTGAAACATTCACTGTAGATAGTCCTCCAAATAGGGGGTTGTGACTTTCTACAAGAATACCATTTTTATGGACCCTTATCTGAAGAATGGGCTGTTTGACTCTTGAATCATCGGCATGGTGTCCATAACGGTCATTGCACAAGCAATTGCAAGGCTGTCAGGGTAGTCGTCAAAGGCACCCTTTTCGTTAGGAGCCGCCGCTAATAGGTAAGGTCCTTTATATACTTTTTCTAGGTCAGACATCTGCTGATTAAAACGCTTCCATGTTCTTGTACGGCGTGCCTTGCTATGTCCAGGAAGAATCAGTTGCTCACGCTGAATAATCTCTGTGAGGTGTACCCAACGCTCGTTTTGAGCCTTTGAGTCAGACGAAATGGCTAACACTTCAATATTGGGCAAAAGAATCTGTAGGCGCTCTGCTACAGCACCACCAACTCCCTGTGCGTCCACTCCAACACGAAGAAGGTCATAGTGGCGCAAGAAGTCCACAATGTGGAAATACTGTGACTCCCACTCTTCGTTATTAATCTCAAGCCAGTTGAGGACACGGTGCTCGTAGAAACCAAATGGGTCTGGATGGTCCCAATCAACCCACACGACTGTCACAACGGTGGAGTCATTGGCTCTCGCCACATCTATCCCCGCTACACAAGGTGTACGCCACCATTCTTTTACAAGAGGCATAGACGGGTCGTAGAGGCGCTCCATGCGCTCTTCGGTGACAAACATACCCTTTTCAAGAATAAATTTATTGCAGTATGACATCTGGAACTCATCGGAGTCCTCACCGATACGCAACTTCTCTTTAGAGATGAACTTGGCGTAGTTAGGGTTGTACTTGGACGCAACACGGTAGTCGTACTCAAAGTGTGCGTTTCGGTGACCACGACCACCATTAGCCGAACGGCGCTTGTTGTACTGAATCATTCGGTAGAAATAAGACTTCTGACGGTTAGCCGTTCCTGTCAGAACCATGGAGCCGTTGTTGAACGCCAACATCGGGGCAATGGACTTGGTAATCATGACCTCGTCCGCTTCCTGAGCCTCGTCCACGAGAACTAGGTGGTAGGTCTTTGACTCAATCTTTGCCTTGGGGTTACATGTCTGCATACGGCAGAGTGAGCCTGAGTTCTTAAGGGTGATGAGTCGTCCACGACCACGGGTTCCACCACCTGTTGCCTTGTCATCAATCTCTGGGTCAAGGAGGAACTCAAGAGCGTGGTCGCTGGTCAACTTGGACACAATACGACCAAAGACGGTGTCAGCCTGCTCTTCTGTAGGTGCAAAGGTTCCCA